GTTGCGGGGTGGCGGTCAACAAGTGTTTCTGTCCACGATGTCGAAGATGTGGAAGCGGCAATAAATGTTACTTGCTGTCCTGTAAGAATATCGTTTGTAAAAAATCCAGACGTTGAGCCGCGCACAGGAGTAAGGCTTTGCCCCGTAACCGAAGTGAAGCGAATGGTCACCACATCGCCCGCCATGACGCCTGTAGTTGGCAGCAAGATTCGCAGGCCAGATGTGGTTGTGTTGACCGTATATATTTTAGCGCGGGCGGCGGTCAGTGTGACGTTGGCGGTAATTGTGCCGAGGTCTTCGGTGACAAAGATCGACTGCGCCCCAATATCACTCGGAGCCAGCGCATCCGTGCCGCCTGTGGCGTGGGATGCTTTGTGCGCGAGGGTGCTGCTTGGCGTCCTCGCATCACTCAACCGCGCATCGTTCCCCTCGCAAAAGCTCCCTGCCGCCGTGCCGAATGAACCCGCCTCGATGACGCCGTTTGTGCCTGTTTTGAGCGGGAGGTTGGCGGTGGTGCCGAGTTTGAGATCGGAGGCGGCGAGGGCGATTTCGTCAAACGCGCCCTGCGCGTTTTCTTTTGGGACTACAATGTCGTTGAGAGCCATGATAAATTACCAGTTAGCAATGGCGACTCGACGCCATTGATCTACGCCAGTGCAAAAGTAAATATATCGACCGTCTGCGGCAAATTCGCCAGGATAGCCCACGGCGCTTGCTGATTGTGGAACAGCGCGGTTATACGGCTCGACCAGTCTCACCCAACGATTTGGGAAAATGTTTGTTGAGTAGATAAAAAACATGGAATGTCCGTTGTAGGCGTTGAAATTTCCAAAGCCGTTGGTGGCAACAATAACTTTTACAAACTGCGCTCCATTGTTGGATTTGTTCAAAACGTCCACGCGCACCGTTGCGCCGTTTTGCGGCGAAGTTGTATTGAGGTTAATGGTCAAATCCGTGTTCATTCCTGACTGAGCAACAATGACTTGCACGTTAGCGAGCGCAGGAGTCGTAAAGCTGGTGATATTGCTGCCCGGATCACCCCCGTGGCCCGTTGAGCTCCCGTTGATTGTCGTGTTTTGAATCAAATAAGTGGCAACTGGCGGCGGCACGTTTTGCCATGACGGAACCGAATTTTGAACGGTTAGAACTTGGCCGGAAGACCCGATTGGCACTCTGCTGACAGAGCCATTGGCCCCGCGAGTAAGCGTGTCGCCCGTCGCGGTAAAGAGCGAGGAAGAAACCGCGCCAACGTCTGCCGCGTCAAGCGTCACCGCGCCTGTCTCGCCATTGACGCTCGTGACCGCGCCCGACTCGTTGCCCCACGAGGGGATGCCGTTGGCAACTTTCAGCACTTGGCCGCTGGTGCCAATGGCGAGGCGCAACGCCGTCGATGCCCCGCGATAAAGTAGGTCGCCTTGGGTCGTAAGCGTCTCGATGCCCGTTCCCGCTGGCCCTTGCGCCCCGGTCGCGCCTGTTGCGCCCGTGGCTCCCGTTGCCCCGGCTGGCCCCGCAGGGCCAATGGTCGGAAGCGTCACGTTCACCGTCTGCGGCGAAGGAATACCAACCTCGACCGCGTTGGTGTTCAGGGACACTTCAACTTTGTGGTATGCGGCCATGTTAGAGCGGGGCGGTGCGAGTGGTTACGTCGGAGAGGACTTTCCACAAGCCGCCGAAAAGCGTGTAGATTTTGTTGGTCGAGTCCTTTAGCTGCACATCGTAATACCGTGTCCCTGCGGTGGCGTTGTCTGTGGTCAGAAGATCAAAGTGGGACAACCCACCCGCCGCGTTGCTGTGCGAGGTGACTTCCTTGCGAATCACGGCGGCAGAATCCGCATCGGTCAGCGCGGACTTCACCGTCAGAAAAAGCGTGGCCCCTGTGAGGTTGTAGGCCGTGCCGTCCGCGTCTTTGACTGACACATCGAGGCGTCCGCTGTCGCCGCGAGTCCACGTGAGATCGGCTTGTGATGAGGTGCAGGCGCTCATTTGTTCCGATCCTTCCATGCTTTGCGAACCGTCAGCAGTCCCGCTATGAGTCCGAGCCCAAGCACTCCTAAGCGTGCGGCAGTCTCAAGGTGCGGCAGCAGGCTAACGATCACACTGCCGAGCGATGTCGAGACGCCGATAAGCGGACGCGAAAGGAAGTCGATGGGGTCGTGGAAGCTCATTGCACCGATTGCAAAATGCCGTTGGAGAAAACGAGCGTGTTGGTGTTGTTGGTGCCAACTACCGACACCGATCCGCTGAATGGGTGGTTCGTGTTGGTTGATCCGGACAGCGCCCGCATCGTTGTGACGTTGCTCGTGTTGGTGAGGGCTTGAAGCGGCAGGCCGACGTTGGTGCGAACACTGGCTGCGGCCTCAAAAGTGATGCTGCCCCCAAACGTCCAGTCGCCAAAGAAGCGCCTCTCTTCCAAGCTAATGCGATCCTCGTTGGCAAATTGGAGAACCGAGCTAACGATGCCCGCATCTCCCCCGAATTTCACGGCGCTCGGAAGCTGCAAGGTGTTCGTGCCGCTGTAAGCCACAACGCCATTCGTCGTATTAAACGACAGCGCCTTCATCGTCTGCCCGTAGCCAGTGGCCGCGCAGAGGGTGACGAGGAGGAGGGTGAGAAAGGGTTTCATGGTTAGACTTTTTGGGTGGTCAAAACTCCGTCTGCGTCGATGGTCACGCGCCAGATCGAGTTGTCGCTGGCCCGGAGATCGAACTGGTTCATAACATTGGCGAAGCTGACGGAGCCTTCCGACCCGCGAATGACATCGTTGTAGATGACACAAGAGCAGGGCATGGTGCTGGACGTGGTGCCGCTGACTGTCCACGACACCTCAATCTTCGCCGTGATCGAGTCGGTTGATGCGTCGGGGTTGAACTCGGCGGTGAGTTCGGTGGTGTTGAGGGCCAAGTCGAACTGGTAAACCGTGCTGGTGCCCGTTCCTGTCTTCGTCCACCCCGCATCGTTGGCGAGGAAGCTGCCCGTGTAGGTCTTTTTGATGCCAAGCTGCCCCGTGGCCCCGGCCCCCAACTCGACCACGCCGCCGTTGCGGACAAACTGAACTTCAACTGGCACGGTGTCGCGGCGGACAAAATAGTGCGTGTTGACCCGTTGCGTGAGGACGGGGGAAACGACAAATTCGGATGTGTCGAGATTGATGTAAACGCGCACAGAGGACTCCTGCCCTCGGCCTCTGTGTCAAAGTGTCAGCGCGACTCCACAGCCCAACGAAACGGAAAGGCCAACGGCCCTCGGCGCTCCTCGTCGGGATTGGCAGGATCGTATTCGCGGGATGGAAGGTTAAGAATCGCCGCCTCGCGGTGGCCGTGGCATGGCGTGAAGCCGTGGAACAGCCCTGCGGGGATGATGAGAAGCTGCGGCGTGTCGGCGGAAAGGATGATGGTTTGCCCCCGCTTGGCCTTGGCGTCCCAAATTCCGACCTTTGCCGCGCCTGCCACGCAATACCACCGATCCACTTGTAGCCGATGGCGGTGCCACGCTTTGACCACGCCCGCCGCGCAAGTGGTGATGTAGGCTTGGCCGAATCCGTGCGCGTCATCCGAGGCCCGGAAGATTTCGGTAAGCCTGCCCCGCTCATCGAGGTGGGCGGTGAGTGGGCGGATCTCGGCTAACATGGCATCCATTCCTGTTGGCGAACGCGGAGGTGGCCTCGGTATTCGCCCTCGGTTTCGTGATAGGCCCGGTGGTGGACGATCTTGCCGCCCCCGTCCCGCTTCACATGATCCGCCGCCGTGTGCGGGATGCAGGCAATCCGCAACCCTGCCGGGTGCCAGCGGTGCCAGCATAGGAACAAGTCTTGCGTCCCGCGCCCGTCGTAGCCCTCAAAGGTCGCCAGCGCCAACGCCTTGGCCGACATGAGCGTGCAGCCGAGGCCGCACCAATCTGATGGGACGATAGCCCCGCGACCAATGCCAGGATATGCAAAGTCCATCCACCCGCGCCGACGCCATCCGTGCTTGGCTGTGACTTCAAAGACGTTGCCATCGGGCGGGCATTTCTTCACCCGCTCATGCAGGCGACCAAGGCGCTTGCCCTCTTTGTCGCCGATCTTCTGGTCTTTGCAGCCCTTTAGCCGCTCGCGGCAAACCTCCAAGGCACGGACGAGGCGCGGCGGTAGCTTGCGCTCTTTCTCGGTGAAGTCCTCGGCAATCGGATTTTGAGGCGTGCCATTGCCCCCAAGAAAAAGGCCGTTCGGGTAGGTCACGGCGGCAACATCGTAAAAGTTTGCCCCATCTGCCTGCGGCATTTGCAGCGTCCACTCGGCCACTCGGAGGGCGTCTGCCGGCACAAGGTTGTCGGCCTCCACGCTCCACAACATTGAGGCGCGGATCTTGCGGGCGGCGGCAAACGCGGCCCCTTGAAGCGCGGCAATCCGCATCTGTGCGGGCGTCTGGTAGTCCTTGCCCTCGGCTCCCCCGTCATCGAGTGGCAGGGCTACGGCTTGAATGCGCCACCCCTCGGGAAGTTCATGGCGCGCCGCCTCAACGGCCTGCTTTGCCTCGTCACTCTGGTCGGTCGCCAGAATGAAATGCGCCTCGGCGTGGTGCCCTGCTGCGGCGGCTATCCTGCGGAGAAACTGCGGCCAACAGTAAAAATAGCTCTTGGTCGCGTATGTCGCTATCGCCAGCACTCGGAAGCGGGCGATGTGTCAAGTGGGCAGAGCAGTGAAATTTCTTTGTGCCGATGTATAGCGCACCGCGCCACCGCGTAGAAAGTTTTGAGCAGTGAGGATTCCAAGATAAGAGCCCACGGTGCTGCTGCCGCTAAGAAGTTGCGTGCCCGTTCCTCCAGCCGAGTCGAACGTGTAGTAAGTTCCCTGCCCGGCAAGAACCGTCGCCGTCCCTGTCTTTTGCAATCCGCCATCGGCCACGCGGGAAAGCGCCGTGCTGGCGGCTGTGACGGGGGTTCCGATGGTCACCCACGAACCAGAGGTAGTTGTTTCCGTGGCCGAGCTTCCCGACGAGATGGATGTCGCGCTGACGCCGCCCGCCCATGCGCTCGCGGTGACACTTGTTGAATTGCTTACATAGCTCCACGAGGTAGGCCAAACTCCGACCACAAGCTGATTCGCCCGCAGGGTGGTCGGAATACTCAAGGTCATGTTATTGACCGAAAGCAGGCTTGCCGCATCGGTGGCGCTATTGAGGGCAAACCATGCCGCACGGTAAGAGCGCCCGGCCTGAGTCGGTGTTCTTGGGGCGGCTTGGTAAAAGTGCGCCGACTCTCGGCTCCACTGGCCCTCGGCGGTGTTGGCGCTACGCCAGGCGCTTGATTCCGACCCGCTGCCAATGTCGGAAATTTCTTGGCTGGTTGAGGTCGTAAAAGATTCTGAGTTGGTAACGAAATAGGTGGCCTCCCATTGATTCGTGGTGGCCGTGGTGATTTGTGTTGTCGTGTAGTTGCTGCCAGCGATGTTCTCCGCAATGCTTGTTGAAATAGTGCGCGTGGAACTAAACGACGATCCGAATCCCTGCGTAATAACTTGAAATGTTGCGGTTCCGGTCTGCGTCGAAATGCCAAACACAAAACCCGTAGAGACGTTGGCCGGGATAATGCCAGCGTAAGCCCGCAGCGCGGACGAATTGTTTTGCACCCCAGAGCCATAAGTCGTGGAGGTAATTGTGCTGTATCCCGTGGCTGGATCGAAGGTGGTTCCGTAAACGCCCGCCTGAAAGAACTCCTTGGCCGGGTAAATCGTGGTCGAATCGGTATAGCTTGTTGCTGCGGAGGAAAGGATTCCGTCTGCGGCGGCAGTCAAAACCCACAACACTTCATTTTCCTGCGGCACCAGAACGGTCGCGTATTCGTAGGCAGGTGTTCGGTAATAAGATGCGCCCACCTCTGTGTCGGTGGCGGTGTAGGCAGTTATGCGTGTTTCGGTCGCTTCGGTGAGCGTTTTTCTTGAGTGCGTTATCGAGTCAACAGTAGTTGTGTCCACAGTCGTTTCAATCGAAGCGGTAGCGATGACCGAGCCGTAGCTTGCCGTGAGCGTGCTGCTTGTTCGCGTAGTGGTTGTTCTTCCAAAAAAAGTAAACGATTCGCTTGTGGTTGTCTGAATTTCAACCACCGCATTTTCGGGAACGCCAACAATGGTCTTTGAAGCTCCCATCTCTTGCCGTTGATAGGTAAAGGCACCGTTCCAAGATTCCGTTGTGTAACCGGAGGCGGCGGTGTTGGTAGTGTAGACATCCGCGTCCTCGCCCACATAAATAATTGTCTGCGCGGTGGTTCCTGCGGCACTTTCTGAATAAGTTGTTGATCTTGGGCCGTGACTTTCTTCGTTCTCGTTTTTTGAGGATGTGGAATTGCTCTCCGCAAACTCATCGAAGTAAGTGTTGAAGTTTGTCGTGCTTGCGGATGATGTCTCCCTGAAGAACGATGTCGCGTTCGTCGGCTCGACGGTGACAGGAATTTCCAACATGGCCTACACCCCCCAGACAAAATAAATTTCGTAAGGAAGAAAGCCTGGCGCGGCGGCGGTTGCGCGGTCTTTCACATAGTGCTGCTTTCCGCTGACCACAATGTTGTCGTAGATGATTTGGTAAATTGATGCGTTGCGGACGATGCCGAGGAGCACCTTGTAGGTTGTCGGAGCGGCAAAAAGTGTGGGCGCTTGCGCTGCGGGTGCGGTGCTATCGACCGAGATCGAGCAGGATGTGAATTGGCTATTGGTTGCCGAGGCGGTTAGAACGACGTATCTGAGTTCGTCTTCCGAATAGGAGTGTTGGGTCAGATTATCACCATCAAAGGTGTTGGTCGGCAAAAGCGTGTTGATCGTTCCGGGGCGAACGGTGCAATAGAAACCATCTTCGGCGTTGCCTCCGGTGGCGATTTGAAATGGGTGTAGGGTGCTTGGGGCAGAGGTGCCGCCGCGTGGCAGGGAAGCGGCAAGGCCGATGTAGGTGCCAGTGCCGTCTTGCCTGACGGTAATGCCGCGCTCGCCCTTGGGCTTGTTGCGTTTGATTTCTTGCAGGATCGTGTTGAGACGATCGGCGCTCAGTTCGCGCAGGAGCGGCCTGTTGGGCAGGAATCGGATTTGCGCGAAGTCGGACATGGGTTAGCTCCAGCCGTAAAGAAGTTCCACATCATCCCACTCGCTGAAGTTGAGCGTGTATTCGCGGGTCACTTCGTAGCGCGTTCCGATCGGGTTGGCTGTGATCGCCGTGCAGACCCAGAAGGTTCCACTTGGGGCGTTTAGCTCCGAGGGGTCGGCCACTTTAGCAATAGGCGACAGGCTTGGCAGGGTGGATTCAATTTCCGAGATGCGGCCAACCACGGCAGGCGCGAGCGCATATTCCACTTTTTTGCGGAGGAAGTTGTAGAGAAGCTGCTGTGTTTGGTTTGAAAAAATGGCCCACTCGTCAGGAGTCGGGCTCTCAATCTTGGTCATTACTTCGGCCAACTGCGTTTCGGTCAGGTCTTTGAATTTAGGGTGCGTCTGAATCGGCACCTCTCGCGTCCCGCCCGTGAGCTCGATGCGCTTGCCGTAAGCGTTGTAAGACGCGCCCCCCTCGCCGCCTTGGGAGTATTCGGCCACGGCGCGGCGGATGCCGCCGGGTTCTTCGCTGGCGCTAACCGAGGAAAGGGGGTAGCCCCCCTGGCTTGCCGGGATGTTGACCAATTCGCCGCCTGTCGTGACGTAGACCTTGCGGATTACTTTGCGGTCGCCGCTGTCGAGAAATCCGCCGCCTGTTGTTTCGAATTGTGCCATAGGTTATGAGGATGCAGGCAGAACCAGCGGTTCGCCTTTTTTGAGGAGTTCGTAAATTTGCTTGGCCGCGTCTGCCGCCCGCTTTGTTTCTTTGCTTGGGTCTTCCCTGCGCCGGGTGTCGAAAAACTCGTTTGAGGCAAAGCCGATGCGCTGCAAGGATGACGCGCCCATTGATCCAACCAAAGCGCCTTGGCCCTGGCCTTGGATTTGTTGCTGCAAGGCCATGATTCGCCCGATGGCCGCTTCTTTCTGCGCTTCAACCTCTGGCCCGACAAAACCCTCCAAGTCGGCCAATCCCTGCATTTCAAAATCCAACTGCTCTTGCGGCGTCATCGTCGCCCGCCTGTTCGCCATTGCCTGCGATTGTGTTGAGGCAAGCGCGCTGCGTTGCGCGGCGGCGGTTGCTTTGGCTGCGCGCTCTGCTTCGTCGGCAATTTGTTTTTCCAGTTGCGCTTGAACTTGTTTGCTCTTGGCAATCTCAGCGTTCAGTTCGGCCACGCGCGCGGCGATTTCGGCCATTGATTGCGCGCCTTGAGACGCGCCGACAACCTCGCCCTGCAATCGAGTTTGATTGGCCTGCTCTTGCGCCAGCCTTTCTTGCGGCGTCATGCCGATCTGCGCGGTCTGCGCGGTGGTTGCCGCTGTCTGCTGATTAGCGGCAAATTCGCGGGCTTGCGCGCTCATTTGATCCTGCATGGCTTGGATGCCTTGCAGTTCTCTTACTTGCTGCTCAATACTTGCAGGATCGGCCCCCTGTGATTGAAGGCCCGATTGCAAATCTTCAATTTCCCTGCGCTTTTCTTGTTCTCTTTTGATGCGCGCAACTTCGGCGGGATCGCCACCCGCGCCCGTCAATTCAAACGCCTCCAAGTCCATCCGCGCCATGTTTGCCATCATGTTTTCTCTGGCAATGCGCCGCTGTTGCTCTTGCCCCGCATCCAATTCTCCGCGCACCGCCCCGCCTGTGCTTAGATCGGCCAGCCGCGCCATTAGCTGCCCCGGTCGGCCCTGCAAGGCGTTGGCGATGGCCTCGCCTATGTTTTTGCCGAAGGTTTCGGCAATGAGCTTGCCTGTTTGTTTTGCCGCGTTGCTGAGTTGAGTAAATTCTGAAATAGCGCCCGATAGGCTTGTGGCCCGCCCCGCTTGGGAAAGGGTCTGATTAAATTGCTCTTGGATGCCAATGGCAGATTTTACGGCGGTGCTTAGTTGGTCAAACGCAGCCGAGACGATTTTTCCAACTGCGGCGGCTCCAGCGACTAACAGCGTCATGCGCCCCGCGCTGCGGGCTATCCCGCCGCTAAATTCCTCTGCGGGCGCTGGATCAAGAGCCTGCTGTGCGGCTTGCCGTGTCTTCTTTAGCTCCTCCTGCAATTCCCGCAACGGCCCAAGGCCGTAGTCGCCAATATCAATGTCTATCGGCCCGCCGCTTCCGCCCGGCTGTTTTACTTGCGGCATTCTTGGCGCGGTGGATGCCCGCGCAAAAGTCTGCTGCACTTGTGTCGCCGTCTTTTGTGCATCGGCCAAGACGGACTGAAAACCAGTTTGCGTCTGGTTGGCCGCTGTTATTTTTACTTTTACTTCAGCCATTGGATTCGTCCTCCTTTTTTGCCTTGCTGCGAGCAATGGCGATGCGCTCGGCGTCGGTTACGATGTCGAGGTGTGAACCACTTTCTGTCTCGTAGGCTGCGGCCTCATACCATGCCGCCGCGCCCACGGGGGCGGCCCACGCTTGCTGTTCGCTCATGCCGAGGCGCATGAGGCGGGCCACGGTGCTGATGGCGTTAGGAATCTTGGATGGTTCGCCGCGCTCCTCCCCTGCCTTGAGTTGCTTGTTCCACATCTGCGGCGGGGCGCAGTAGTCGGCGACATAGGTGCGCCAGCGGGCAACCTCGGCCACAAAATCAATCTTGCGCCATTTCCACAGGCGGCAGGCCAGGGAATCCATGTCAGGCAAGACCAGCGCGGGGCGCGAACAAATCCACGCGGCAAGGCGCAATTCCTGCTCGCTGCCCATCTGCCCGTGGTAAAATGGCGAGCCGATAGCTTCCAGGGTGAAGGCATGGCCCACGGAGAGCGGAAGCATACGCAGCCCACAAACGCGGTGTGTCGCGTTTAAGAACGCTTCAGCGGCCAGCGCATCCATAGCGCGAGCCCTTACGATCCGGCAAAAGCGACCGTGGTGACGGTGACGCGCTGGTAATCGGTGTTACCAAACCGCTTTTCAACTCGGATGGTGGAGGTCGAAGAATGGTCGCCTGTGGTGAGCGTTGATCCGCCGACCGTCGCCGTGTTGATGGCCGTGCCACGAATGTTTGACTTAACCACATCGCCCGCCGTTTCGGCCTTCTCGGCGCTCAGAACTGTAAAGGTAATGCTATCGAGCGAGAAGCTGCTGCCTGTGAAGTCGCCCAAAACCTGCGCCGAGGCTTCGGCGCGTGGGTTGTAGAATCTGATAGCAGGGGGCGCAGTGTTGGCGCTGCCGCTTTCAATGAGTTGCTCGTCGACTTGGGCGGTGATGGTGGCGTTGAGAACTTCGTGGCTGCCGATGGTGCCAGCGCCGAAGGTGCTTCCGACAGTCTCGGTGGTTGTCTCTGTGCGGACATACTTTGAGATAATCGTCGTGGTGACGCCGTTCTGGTCTTGAACCAGAAGTTTTTCAAACGTCTTGGCCGTGCTTTTGGAAAAAGCGCCCGAAACACCGTAGCTGATAGGCATACCCTCGCCGGGCGTGTCAATTCTGCTGGCAATAGAGGGTCACGCTAAGAACGTCAGTAATGCGGTTGTTGGCCGTATCGACCGAGTGCGCGCTTTCCAACAGCCCGGCAACCGTGACGTTGGCCGAGGTGAAGTCTTGGGCCACGATCTCGCGCAGGGTTTCCTCGACTTGCTCCACCACCTCGTCATGGGCGCTGGCGTATTCGCCGGGGCTGATGATGTGAATGGTGGCGTCGGCCTGCCAGCGGGCCAACTGCGGAAAGGGTCGGCTGGCCGACAAGCAGGCGGCGACAATGCGCCGAGGCGGGGTCGTGGTTTCCGAGTAATAAGGATACACGGTGTAATCGTCTGTGACGGCGCTCGGTAACTCGGTGCCGAGGTGGGCCGACACGATTTGCTCAATCTCATGCCGAAGGCTGTAGGTCTGCGGGGTGGCTGAGGCCGGGCCTGTGGGTGCGGTGGCGATGCGGTCGCCTGCCACGGCGCTGATGCGGATGGTGTCGGTTTGGATGTTCGGCGCGGTGTTGCCCGAAAGCTCGACAAGATGCCATCCGTATAGCGTGAAATCGGCCTGCGCGGCGTTGATGGCGACAAGCGCGGTGTTCGTATTGGTATCGTCCAAAATGCGCGAGAGCGCGGCCACACGGTTCTTGTGGGATGTCTGCCAGCCTGTTCCGTCATTGGCCGAGGTAAGAACGCTAAAGTCCACACTTACCCGGCTGGCCGATCTTACCCCGCCCTCGACAAGCTCGGAGCCTGCCGCCGAGACGATAACGCAAGGCAGGGCCAGCGGATCGGTCGGAACGGCATGACGAATCGGGATGCCTGCGAGCGCGGTTCCCGTGCGGGCGGATTCGATGCGGGCGGCAAATTGAGCTTCTAATTGGCGGTGGATCATGCGGCTTGGGCTAACTTGCCGAGGCGGTTGTTCATTTCGCGCTCGATCTGTTTCTGGCGGAATCCAACCAGCCAATTAAGCGCGCCCTGGCTAATTTTCCCGCTTGCGTTCGGCGTAGTATTGGCAAGCTCGACATACATATTTTCGGGGTTGGCAAAACTCGCGCGGCCCTTGCCGCTGGCTTTGTCCAAGTTGCGCGAGGCAAATTCTGGAAGGCTAACCCGAAGCATTGCGCCTTTGGCTGCTTGGCCCCACCCCGCTTTCATCAATCCGACACGCTTGGAGATTGTTTTGGTGTAAGCGTTCATCTTGCCGTAGCTCATCACCAACTGCGACCAACGGGCTTGATTCACGCGCCCCTGAGAGTTTCGGCTTTGCTTGTGCAGGGATCGGTTGGGTTCTTCGCCCACATATTGCAGATTGCCGAGGCGAGGATCGCCCAAAGAAGAAACTTGCCGCGTCTGGGAATAGCTTCGGACGCGCTTACCGCTTTTGGTCGTGTAGGGACGAACCTCGACAAGCGTGGGTGTTTGATTGTTGAGATAATCAAGAGCGCGGGCCTCGGAGTAGTCGGGGCTACCCGGTTTGATGTAGCGATTGAAGGCCCGGCGAGCGCCGCGCACCCCGCTCTCGGCAAGGATTTTGCGGATGGCGGCGATGCTGACAAAAACACGGTTGATGTCTCGCGTGACTGCGCCGACGCCTTGGCCCTCGTCTTTCGGCGGCGTGATGGACAGCAAGCCATTGTCGCCGCTATCACGCACAAGCAGTTTTGCTTGGCGAATAAGTTCTTGTCCGACTTCTTTTGTTGTCGCATTGACAAACTTCGGGACGAACTTACGCAATTCATCCAGCGTAATGTCGGCTGAGACTGCCGCCGCCATAACTATTCGGCCAAGCCGCCCGCTGTGATTTCAACCACTGCGCCGTCCTGCGAGACGGCCAACACTTGAAGCTCTTGCCCGCGCACCGTCACGCGGCTCCAGATGGCGGGAACGGCGTTGTCGATCTTATCAAAGCGCGGCTCAAAGGCGCTGGCTTGGAGCGCCAGGCGCACGCTGCGGATCTGACGCACCCCACCCTCGGCCAATTCGTCGCGGGTTTCAGTGTCGCCAACCACAGCCTTGTAGTCGATCCCGCCAATGGTCACACACTCGCCGCCGACATCGGTAATCGCGGCCACGCCAAGGATGTGCGCGGTGTCTAACTGGCTTGCCATGCCCTAATCCTTGGAGTCAAAGGCGTCAGGGTTGCGGCGCTTGAAGACTTCGGCCCCGAATTTGTTTGCCGCGTCGGAGTTCTCCACATCGTAGACGGCATCTGTGGCTACCTTCGGATCAAAAAACGGGTGGTTATGCAAAAACACAATGTCGCTGTCCAAGACGATCCCAGCTTTGCGTGTGCGGTGGGAAAATTCCGTGTCGGAATAAATGCCGTGATAGTCGCCAGACAAGATGCCGCCGCCGTTTCCAAGCCAGCCGAGGGTTGGACGGGTGCAAATGAACGTCACCATGAGGCCGTCCGTGCGGTGGCCGTCTTTCACGCCAAGCACTTTTGGGCGCTTTAGGTGCGGCTCCAACGCCTGCCAAACAAGCTCGTCCCAAAATAGCGGCGGCTCGATGTCATCCTGTGCAGTGACGATGATTTGCCCTGACGATGCCTTTACTGCCGCGTTGTAATTCGCCACGGCGTTTCCACCGACTTGATCCATGAGGCCAGCGGGCGAAAGGCCGTGCTTGAAGCGCCCCAAAACGTCCCGCGTCTCGTCATCGTCCTCGGCAAAGCCAAAGATGTATTCCACGCTTTGCGGGTCTTTGGCCGCTTCCAGCCACTTCTTGCGCGTCTCGGCAGCTTGAAGCGGACGGCCACGGGTCGGGTGGCAAACGCTGATCTTGGCCCCGCACTTCTTGAACCACTCCAATTCAAACTGATCGGCGCGCTCGGTGTCGCCATTGGCTCGCAGAGTGCAGGCGTAAAGCCCGACGCCGCCGAAGCCATAGACCACCGGGCGGTGTGTCCACGGGACAATCTCTGGCACAGGCAGGGCCATAAATGCGCGAGCATAGGCCAGGGCATCTTGCGCCTCGCCGTTGTCTAGGCTGGTGGCCGCGAGTTGGGCCAAGGCTTCCCTGCGCCACGGACTGACCTTGTAGGCCTCGTGCAATAGCGATTTCTTGGGCGCGAATGCCTGCGTCCGCATGGCGAGTTGCAGATAAAGCTCATACCGCTCATCCCCTGAGAGCGATTCGTGTTTCAGCGCCTCGATGGCGAGTTCCATGCCGCGCGCATCCTCTTTCATGCCGAAATGCTCAAGGCTGCCGTAGAAAATCCAGCGCGGGTCTTTGTCCCAATCGGGCTGCGAAGCGATGATGCGCCAGTTGCGGGCATTGCCGCGCTTTTCGGATGCCTCGTCTTTCTTTTCGTCGGGGGCGTGGACAATGCGGGCGTCCTCCCACCTCACTTGCCCGTCTCCCGATTTGTCCAAGGGCTCAAGGTGTTCGTGAACAGCGCCGTCCCACTTGGCCGTCCCGCGCCGCCAGATGCGCTCACGCAAAAGGTTCAGTCCATTATTGGTCAAACGATAGGGAACCATCGCCAGCGTGGTCGTGGGGGCTGTCTCGCGCAAATGCTGGCGGATAATGTCGCAGGACTCTTGCTCGATAATATCGTCCGTATCGGCCCAAATGAGCCAATCGTGGCCGTCTGCCTCGGCCATGTCCGTCGCCATCTGCCGGGCGGCGGCAAAGTTGTCCACATGATCCCAAAACTGGAACGCTTCGGCGTTTTTGTATTCGCCCGTCTTGCACCCCATTTCGCGGGCAATGTCGAGCGAACGATCTGGTTCCCTGCCGCCGCAGGCGCGGACAATGTAGATGTGGGGCGTGAGCTTTTGGAAAGCCTCGATGAATCGCCCGATGTAACCCTCGCTATTTCCAGTAATAGCGACCAACGCCAAGGAAGGCTGTGTGTCCATGCGGCCACGGCGGGCCTGTCAACTTCACCAAAAGCAAAACCCCCGGCTATGCCGGGGGTCTGCTGAACACACGAACCAGAACAGTCTTTAGGCTTTCTTGGCGAGGATCTTAAGACCCGCCGTGATGCCGTAGGTGAATCCGCCCACCACCTCAAAATTGAGGAAATGAGTCCCATTTGCTGTATTATAGTGACGGCGATAGCCCAAACCAATACCAGAGACGGGATCGACCACGGTGCGGGCTTCCAGATACTCTGAAGGAGCCTGCGGCTGAAGGGTGCGGATTGCCACGGCGATGGCCGAGGGATGCACCGCGAAGCCTGCGAGGGTGATGCTGGTTCCGACGTTGGTGGCCGGGATCAGGGTGGACTCGTAGACGTTCATGCCCGCCAGACGGCGAACCACTCCCTCGCGCACACCTTCGGGGCCGAAGTTGAGGTTAGCGAGGATGTTGGTGCTGTCCGAGAGGAGAGCGTCGTAGGCTTCCGGCTCCAAGAACAACGCGCGGTCGTTCTGCGGGGCTTTGGCCTTGGTGAGTTCCAAGCGGGCCTTGCGGACATCGGCCATCGAGAACGAGGCCGAGGTGAACGAGGCAACCGCCGCGCCGAAGTTACCCGTGGTGATCATGCCCCAAGCTGCGCTGATGAAAGCCTGCGCCACTGCGCGGCCCTGCTCTGCGCCGATTTCGGCAAGCATCTGCGGGGTGAGCGCGGAGGACTTGCTCCACTGCGTGTCGGTGAAATCGACCGTGCTGAGATAGTGCTTGTCGATCGTGACCTCACGGGCGGTGAGGGTAACGTCTCCGTCCGCACCTTCGTAGGTGTTGTTGAACGTGGAGGCGGTGATCGAGGAGATGAGCGGGATGCTCACCACTTCGCCTTTGCGCGCGGCTTCGGCGTTGTAGTTCACGCTGAAAGCGTTCAGCGGATGGAGGGAATCAACGAACGCCTTGAGCGCCGCTGAAGAGATGATGTCGTCGTTAAGACCAGTGATGGAGGCCATGTTAGTAGGTTATTTGGATTGTTTGAGCTTGTTGATGAGGGAGAAATCGCTGGCCTCAAGCGCCTTGCGGACGATTTCAAATTTTGTGGCGCGGTCGCCAGAAGCGTAAGCGTCTTCGACCGAAACGGCGGAACCGTTGCCCGTGATGGCGTTGTCGCCGCGAGCGGCGAGTTCGACTTCCAGAGCGGAGAGCTTGGTCATCGCGGCATCGAGCTTCGCGGCCATTTCCGAATCAACGGGAGCGGCAACGGGCGCGGGGGTTTCTTCTTTGGCGGCGGCAATGCCGTCCACGGTGGACTTGAGGTCGGCAACCGAAGCGGTCAACGCTTCGATGGCGGCTTGCGCGTCGAACTCAACTTTAGCGACAGAATTATTTTCGGTCATGCCCACTGCGGCGGTGTCAACTTCGGGCGCTGCTTCGGGCTCCGACCCGGCGCGGAAAACGCCGTCAGGGTTGGCGGCGGGGCGGGAAACCAGATCCACGCTGACCAGTTCTGAGACGCGGGCGAAACGCTTTCCGTCTTGCTCGTCGGGCGTTCCGCTGAACGTCATGGAAAAACCGACACGGTTTGGCGCTTTGGTCAGGATCTCGCTGTAGAAAGTGGCCTGCGGGTGCGAGCCGAGAAGTTCCAAGTCGGCGCGCAGTTGGTCTTCGACAATGCGGAAGTTGGCGAGGAATCCGATGAGGGAGTCAATGCTTTCGTCGTGATCGACAAAGACTTTGACGGGTGAACCAGCAACGCCTGCGGCCTCGGCCTGCGAGAGCGTCAGTCCGTCCACCATCATGGCGTGGCCGAGGGCCGGGCCAACCGTGGCGACAGATATTCCTTCAAATTTCAGGGCGTCCATACTCGGACGCGCTCATGTCAAGCGGTCGGCTTATCTTCTGGCTTCTTGCGCTTGTAGATCCGCTTCTTTTTGCGGGCGCGGGCGGAGAACTCGGACGGCTCCTCTATCCCAAGTTCGCGCTTTGTGTGTTCAATCCATTTTGGATCTCCAAAATCGGCTTGCGAGTAGGGGCCGTCTAAAATTATTTGCTTATCTTTTGATTCGCTCATATTTCGCCCCTATCCATGCAGCTACATTACTATTCCATTCGTGCGTATATTCAAAATTTGCTTCTTCAACAGTGATTTTTCCCTGCTTGTAAAGAGTTTCAAATTTGTCAAACGACACTCTTTTTTCCTCGTTTACTGTTTTTCTAAGCGTGGAAAGCGCAGGCCACCCTTTTTCTGGTCTTTTAAGAACATAAACATATTTGCTGCTCGTAACCCTAAACTCAGCAGCATCTATTTGTTTTGCGGCAATCCAATCTGGCGAACTAAACGATTTTGATGTCGGGTGATTGTGGCTCGCCACAAGACCCGGAATTTGAATTTTTCCGTCTACAACTCCGTCTGCCTGATCAAGCGCCCCGAAATCAAAATCTACGCTTCTTTCGTCGCCGTCTTTCTGAACCAAGACATTGCCCGACCCATCAAGTATGAGGATGCTTTCAAAGTCCTGAGATTTTACCCTTTCCTCAAAGTCAGTAATCGCTTGATGCTTGTGGGGCGCGGGGTGGCCTGATTTCTCCCCCTTCGGCTCATCTTTTTTTTTACCCGAAGCGCCACCACTCGCGCAATCGTTGCCCGGCTTAAACCCTCCTGCGCCCGTGCCGCAATCAAGTTTGGCAATAAGCTGCGAAAACTCAGCGGCGGGCATGACCACCTCTGGCTCAACCGCTGCTGGGAGAATTTGATCCTGCGGTTGCGCCTGCTCCACCCCGATCATCACGCCAAGATCGGCGGCAAATTCGCGTTCGGTCGCAATCTCGGCCACAGCCTCCTTCCAATCAATGCCCTGCTCACCGAAGTAGTCCGAGAGCGTCATTAGCCCGGCCTTCACATCGTCGCGGCGGGCGGTGGCCTCGCGGCCTACGTCCACCGTGATCGAGCGCGGAGTTTGCCAGCCGACAGACTGCCAGCCGGGATTCATGGGAAGTTCTTTGCGCGAGATGGCGCGAGCAATCGCATAGCGCCAGAGTTTCGATAGGAACGCATTAACCAGCACATCCTGGCGGGCGGCAAAGCATCTCGCCGCCTTCTGTATGATAAACCTTTGCGCCACGCCGCCGATCGCGCTGGTGTCCCAAACAAACTCGTAAGGCAGGCCCAAGCCGATGGCCGCTGCCCGAATGTATTGCTCAAGGTGCTTATCGAGCTTCTCGTTCGGGCGGTTCATCACGAAGGATTGAATGTCCTCCGTGTTCTTCATGCGCGGAACCAGCCCGCCGCCGAAAATGCTTTCGCGGGTCAGGTTGCCATTGCTGTCCTTGCTGAAGTCGCCAAGGAATCCTTCCGCGCCGATGTTCCCTGTGGAGTTTTTGATGACGAGGCCGATGCTGCTGCCAGCCTTTGCCGCCATCATCTCAAATCTTAGAAGTTCGTCCCGATCCAAAACGCTGTTGAGCGCCACGCCGATCGCAGGATAGCCGCGCACTTGGTCGGCGCGCTCTGGCTCGTAAACGTGAAGCATGGCGTCGGCCTTTACCTCGCGGTGGCGGCGCGGGTATTCGTCGCCCTCCCCAATGAAATAGCCAAGCGGGCGCTGGAATTTGTCGAGCTTCACGCCGTCCACCACGCCGTTGTTGCTTGCCGAGGTGTCGGGCGACTCCACGCGGTGCGCCTCGACAATCTGCACGGCGGGAGCGCCGTCTGTCTTGGCCGTAAGGATGGCGAAAATTTCCCCGTCCCGGTCAATGGCCTCCGACACGAGCATTTGCAGGGAGCGCATATCGTGCCGCCCGCTGATTTCGGGCGAGCGCGCCCAATTCTCCCACCATTGCTCTGCCGCATCGTCCCACGCTTGATCACCTGACATGGCTTGCGGGCGAATGCCGATGCCGCTGCCCACGGAATACATGGCCTTGTCGCGCACTGCGCCCCGCACTATCGCGTTGTTGTAGAAACATTTACGCGAAAGCGCCATGAGGCGGGTGCGGTCATAGGAGGAAAGGTCAACCTTGGAATCCTGCGCTTGCGCGTAAACCCAACCACGCTCCTCGCTGCGGTGGTTCACGGCCTCAATCATGCGCGAGAACCCGAATGCCGCTGCCACGCGGTCAACAAATTTGGTCTGCTTGGTCTTCATGTGCGGTTCGGAAAGCGCATTTGCGTCACACGCGAGTTGCCGATTGTCCCGGCATTGATGGCAAGGGCCGTCTCGATGAGGCCAAGCATATCCCATGCATCGTAGGACTTTTGCAGGGTGACGCTGCGCCCGCCCACACTGCTTGACACCACGAACGCCTGACTCGCCCCGCCAGCAAGAATCTGAGCCTTACAACTGGCTTTGAGTTGCGAAAGTTCAGAGGCCGTAAAAACTTGGGCCAGAATAGCAGCGTCCGTCACGCACTCGCGGCGTGTGTCAAGGAGCGGGCTGGCCCGCTTGGAACTGCGACATGATGGAGTCGATCAGAACCAGCGCCATCTTCTCGCAGTCGGCAAGGTGGTTCGGCCCAAGACGCTGCCATTTCGCCACGCCCTCTTTTTCGATCAGCGCCTCTCCCTGCAACTGCGAAACGTAGTCTTTCGCTATATCTCGCGGCAGATACCAGCGCCCACGGCCATCGCGTAAAACGTCATGGTAAAGCCGCGCCTGCCAAAACTCGGCGTCGAATTGGAGCATCCAAATGTTATGCCCCGCGCCCAAGATTTGCTGGAATTTCCACGGCTCGCGCAATCCCTGCGACACCGTGCGGCCCTTGGCCGCGCAGAATAGACCGCCCGACCGCGCCACGAAGTCGTAAACGCCTGCCGGGGTCTTCGCCGCATACCCCGAATCGACCACACCCTTGAAGCATTTGTAGTGGCGAAACTTTTCCATCACCAAATCCCAACCAATCGCCGCCCCGTAATCGACCAAGTAACTGCTACCGTCTTCGTGAAGCTCGCGGATGACCCACCACAGTTCCGTTTGCTGAACGTCCACCGACATGATGCGACCCAACATTTTGCCTTCGGGCGGCTGGCCTATCGTGTAACGCGGCGAGGCGTCCACCCGCTCGCGTATCATCGCCGTGGTGATGAGTGACCCCGCCGCCACCCAAGGCAAGGCCAGTTCGCGGTTAAAGAAATCCTGCAAGCCCCCCGGTGTCTCGCGGTCTTGGAGGAATTTGACGGCCAGATCCGACCACCTTCGCCAAGGAGCATAAAGCGAAGACAGATGGTAACTGCGCCGCCCTGGCTCGGCGGCAAGGTCAGTCGCCCGCCACTCGCCGCGCTCAAGCATCTGCGCCTTATCGGCCTCGGTGTGCGCGTGGTCGCACTTCGGGCAATGGCAACGCGCCGATTCCGAGACAAGTTCCATGTTCCACGCGGAATCTTGCTTCGCTTCCTGCGCCCACTTGATGCGCTCCCACTCCAAGACAAACATTTCGCCGCAGGCCGCGCACGGGACGAAGTATTTGCGCTGATCGCCTTTGAGCCATTCTTCCCAAATGGCCCCATCCTCATAGGTTGGGGTCGAGGTTGTGATGATGATATGCTGCGGATAGGTCGCTACGCGGGCCTCGGCCAACTGCAAAGGCGCAGATTCCTTGCCGCCCTTCGATGGAAACTTGTCCAATTCGTCCATGCACAGCGCGGCAATCGAACGCGAGGAAAGCGAGGCGGGGCTGTTGCTGCCCGTGAACCACACGCTCATGCGGTCAAAGTGCTGTTCCAAAAGCCTATACTTGTCGGGATCGGCCTGCTTGTGCCGCGCGAGCGTCGGGTTCTGGTCAATCAATGGCATCCACCGCGTTTCCGAAAACGAGCGGGCCAAGTGCGTGGACGGCATGACCCACAGACAAGGCGCGGGCGAGTTGTCCAATTTGTAGGCCATTCCGACAATGATGGCCGTGGTCTTCGATGTCTGCGCGCCCCACACCAAGGCAAGCCGCCGCACCCGTTCGTCTGCGAAGCATTCCAACACTTCGCGCACATAGGGGGTGCGCTGCGTCAGGTAGCTCCCCGGCTTGTTCGTGATTCGCTCGGAGAGCTTCAGATTTCCCTCGGCCCACGCCACCACCCCCGGCTTCGGCGGGGCAATCGTCACCTCATGGCTTGCCGCCCAAGCCTCGGCTAATCCGCCTTGGTCTGCTCGCTCAAGGATGGCGGCAATGTCGCCAGATGTTTTCGCAGTATTGAGGTCGCCTGTTCCCCCCATTGAAACGTCGAAAAATCCTGCACCGCCGCCGAGATTAGCCCACGAATCGCCGCCACCGTCTCGGCTTTGTTGAGGGTGGTCTTGGTCATCGAAAGGAATTGCGAAAATTCCTGCTCCGCTTGTGCTGCTGCCTTCCGACTGTCCCGCCACGCTCCCGCCAGTTCGGCCACCGTGCGGCTGTTTATTTCGTCCACGTTGGCTGCGGCCTTCCACAGTTCGTAGTGCCGAAGCTCGCCCTCGGCGGCGCGGTCGAGTCGCGCCTTCGGCCCCATCGCCGGGTTGCTGCTCGCGGTCGGGGCTGAGAGCTTGCCGCCCTTCCTGCGGCGGATGTTCGCCGCCAGCCACGCCTTCGCCGTCTCCACCGAGTCGGTCGGCATCCCCTGGGCTTTCCACAGGCTGATGCTCGTCTGGTTCGCGTCGAGCGCGCGGGCGAGTTGGATCTGCGTCAGGGCCATGCGGCATCTTGATACGGCTTTTTCGTGTGTCTCACTATCAAATCGGCTATTGAGACGGCCAGCGGCGAGAAGTGTTTATTACTTGAGCCAATCGCAATAAATTTTGCCCCAAATCTTGCCAGTCGTGGCCTCCTCGCGCTCTGGCTTCCAAAGAGATGCCTTTCTCATGTCTCAACAAGGAGCCTTGTTGTTTACGCCTATTGAGACTGGCGGGTGTCAAGACGCGCCCCCCTTCAGTTGCACATACCTCTGCTCATACGCATAGATCGCATCACGAACAGGCTTGACCACGCGCAGGGTATCCTCGATCTGCGCCACGTTCATCTGGTCAGGCGGCATCTTGTGGATCAGTTGCGAGAACCAGCGCCGGGCATCGTAGACCCAACCCGCCGCAATATCCCTCACGCTGATGTCCTCATGCTCATCCTGCTTTGGCGCGTCTGCCTCGCCTGTCGCCTCGCTGTTCGCTGCTGCCTGCGCCTGCACGCTGGCCCTGTCTTCGATGTGCTTGAACCCCGGCAAGAACAGTTGGTCAGGGTGATAGTGGGCATGGTGCCGAATGTATCTGTCCGCTGTCGTTGTCGGCATCGTGACCTTCTCGCGCAGCCAATGACCAAAGGCCGGGCCGATAGTGTCGCGGGCGCTGGTTAGCTTCATGCCCACCTCGTTAGCCATTGCCCCGATCTCGCGGGCCGTGGCCTTTACATCCTCCACCCGCGCCATGATAGCCGCGTGTTGTTCGTTAATGTCTGAGGCCAGAGCGTCGGCTGCGGCCAGTTCGATTTCCTTACTCATTGTGTGTTCTCCTTGTCTTCGTGTCGTTTTGTCCAAGAGCGGCGCGCTGCCGCGCGGGAACTCTCCCGTGCTTGGTCGCTCTTTTGAAATCCGTTGTGGCCCGTGATGCCGAGACGTTCCTGCATTTCGATGACGGCTTTGCTTAGTGCTGCCCGCGTTACCCCGATCTTGCGGGCAAGCTCGCTGTAGCTGTGGGCCAGGGTGATGGAGGTATCGCCCGCCGCCAGCAGGAAAGCGTAATAGCGCAGCGTCTTATTGCCGCGCGGCTCGTTGAGGTAAGTCAGGATTGGAATAAGCATACGCGAGGCCAGTTCCCGGCTCTCCCGCATCTGGTATTCGGCCATGAGAATGACCAGCGCCTTGTGCTGCCACTGCTCAAGCTCAAGCTCCTCGGCCCACTCGTCGGCCAGCGTGTCCACGACCCCGGCCATGTCGGGCCTGTAGGCCGTTTCCAGTTTGTCCAAAGGGTTTTCTCCCATCGCGGCGAAGCGTCGAATGTCAATCATAAGCTAAATTCCTTCCTCGCTCGCCGTATCTGCTTGGCTCGCAGTTCGGCAAAATGTTTTGCAGCGCCCTTGGCTTCCCTGACCCCCACAGCAGACCGCCGATGCCATTTGCAGCAATAGACGCACAGATAAGTCTCCTGCTCTGGAAAATACTTGCTGGCCTTTAAGGCATCAGCCTCCGAGTCGTAAGCCCGCTTCCAAATGCACGCTTCCCACTTCTTCACGCCGCCCTCCTCGCCTCATCCCGCGCCCGCAAAGCCCTCAGGTCGCGTTTTTCTAGCCACACAATAGCCACACCGCCATTACCCACCTCGGCCACGCTCACGGCATTGTCAGAGATGACCCCGTGGTCTTGCAGTTCGTTCATCACCAGCCGAGCGTCGAGGCCACGGGCGGCGATATAGGCGCGGAGGGAGTCGCTCATAGCAAAGCCTCCATTACCATCTGCGGCCTTTTGTCGTTTCGTGTGGATAGGCGCAAATACCGCTCAAGTTCTTCCAAGCGATCTTCGCCGCCACGCATCCATCCTGTGCCGTCACAGGATTCAGCCCCAGCGTCGTGCGCCATCCACAAAAGGCGCTCGCTATTGACCCGCCCGACATGGACGCGAGGGTGCGCTGCCGTCCACATCTTGAGGTTGCGCCACTTCCACTCGGTCGAGCCGCCCACAAAAATCACATCGGCATCGGTCGGCACATCATCGACGGTCATGCCGTCCTGCACGACAAAAGCCAAAGGCGCGTTGATGACGCCTCGGATACGCTGCGACCACTCCGGCCAGCGCGCCCTGGTCGCCTTGGCGTCGGCCACCACATCGGGAACAGCAACCCACATCGGGCGAAATTCGCGGCGGGCGCGGTCGAGGAGATCCAGAAAGCCTTGCTCATCCCACTCGCGTTTATTGAGCCACGCGCCGAAAGCGCCATTGTCCAGCGCGTAGGGCATCCACGACGGCGGCTTCCGCCACCCATCGGGCGAGATTAGCCAGCCCAAACGATTCGGATACTTGCCGCACAAGTAGCCGATTTGGATTCCGCTGTTATTTGTGGGCATGACCAGCATCGGCAATGGCTTTCAGTCTGACTTGGCACGCACCGCATTGGCCGCACGGCTCGTCGCCGCCCGCGTAGCATGACCACGTTTCTTCCAGCGGCACGTTTAGCCGCCATGCAATATCGACCACCTTGGCCTTGGTGCGGACGATGTAGGGCAGATGAACCTCCATCCGGCGCGTGTGGCAGCACCGCAGGGCAAAATTGAGGTGCTTCATAAAGTCGGCGCGGCAATCGGGATAGACCTCCGCATCGTCGCCGTTCACCGCGCAGGAAACCGCCGTGCATCCGTGCGAAAGCGCATAGCTTGCCGCCATTGCGATCAGCACCATGTTGCGGTTTGGCACTACGGTTGGCTTACCGACCAGCGGTTCGTTTCCTGTGGTCAGCGCCGACCGCTCAAATAGCTGCGGCGGCAGGGTGATTTTGTCGTAAGCCACGCCCAGCTTGGCGCAAGTCGCCTCGGCAAAGGTCAGTTCCTTGATGTGCCGCTGTCCGTAGTCGTAGAGCAGGCAATGGGCTTTGTGGCCTTGATGCAGAAGGTCGTAAAGCAGAGTGGTGCTATCCAGCCCGCCCGACATGAGATGAGTGAATTTAGCCATATCAGTTCTTGGTCAGAATCACGTTTGAGGTTGGCGTTTCGCGGACTTCGACGCGGGAAAGCAGCGGCAATCGCGGCTGCAATTCGCGCCAAAGCCACGCGGCAAGGTTTTCGGCGGTGGTCGCGCATGGAAGCATATCGTTGAGGTTTCGGTGATCGAGGGACGCCACGATCGGCTTTACCACGGCGCTGATGTCCGCGTAGTCCTGCACCCATTCGTTAGCGATCGGGCCGCACACGCCGACCAGCACTTCGTAGCTATGGCCGTGCAGGCGATGGCATTGATGGTCTGCCGGGAGATGTGGCAGCGAGTGCGCGGCCTCAAAACGGTAGGCTTTGGTGATTTCGTATTTCACGCCGCCACCTCCACGCCAGCCAACCTCTGCCGCATTTCCGATATGGACGCCTTCAGCGCCTTCACCTTCGCCATCGGCTCGGCCTTCAAGCGCCTGTCGAACGAGTCAGGGACGGCTTCCTTGTTCGCCGGGTTCGCGCAAATGCGATCCACCTCCTTCTGCGCGGCCTCGATGCGTTGCTGAAGCTGCCACACGCCTTCGGGTTTCGGGCTCCCGTTATGGCCGTTGACCGCACCGTTGCCGAACTGCTTCGGGCTGCGGTTGCTCTGCCACTTGCGCCAAAAGCCCGACAAGTCGTGCGGCATGGACGAGACGCGCCTGCCCTTGCCGTCCAGCCATCCCGCGCCCTCGCGGTCATCGAAGTAAGCCCGGCAAACGTCTTCGGGGATGCTGGCGCGTCTTCCTGCCTCGATGACTTCCTCGACCGCAAACCCCGCCTCGCCACCTACTGTGCTATATATACTCTTCTCTTCTCTTCTCTGGTAACGCTCTTGTAACGCTGGGAGCGTTACAGAATCGGCCCTTGTTTTTTCGACCCGATTCTTTGTAAGTGCCCGCTTCTTAGCTGTTTGGCCGTTGTGACGGTCAAAGTGCGGGAAGGACAAGTCGCCATCGCGGCCCTCCAACCAACCCACCTTTCGCATCGCCTCGGCGAAACCCGGCGTGGTCGTGATGCGATCGAGCACATTTGCTGTAACGCTCACAGCGTTACAATCTGCGATATGCTGATCGGCCCACGCCCAGACCTTCCAGAGCCTTCCGACTACGGCAAGCTCGTCCATTTCCAACGCCGCCGCCATCTGGAACACGGCGGGGTCGGTGTCCAGATTGCAGCGCATTTTGATCCAATCGCCAGCCATTAGATTGCCTCTCGTATGGCCGTGAATACCCCTGTCATGTCTGCCACCCGCTCAAGCTGCGAATATTTAACGGTAAAAGCGCGAAGCTCCGACTTGGCGGCATTGATGATCTGCGCCAAAGCCTTCTCGTCTTGGAAAGCGTCAGCGAGCGGCAAGTATGTTCCACGTTTAGCCGCATCAATCGTCCCGTCGTTTTCGACCTGTTTCACCGGCCAAAAAGCGCGGATCGTCAGCGTCTTGTTGTCGGGTGTCTCAATCGTCACCTTTACCCGCCGGATCAACTCGTAGGCTTGTAACTCTCGGTATTTCCGCGCCGCCTCCGTATCGTCCCAGCAAAAGTAAGCGTGCAGGGTTGAGCGTGGACTCTTGGCAACGGCCAAGACCGATTCCGGCGTCAGGCCGCGCTTGCTGGCGGCGATGGCCGTGAGTTCCTTGCGGATTTCGTCGTTGCGAGTCAGTGACCCGCGTTCTGGTTCAATTAGGCTAATCATTGGTGTGTGTTTGGTTTGTTGTTCTCTGCAAAAAATGAGCGCAATTTTTACCCCGGTCGCGCCCCCCGGTTTGTGTCGTGTCCCTGTCATGCCGCGCCCTGCCTGGCCTGGCCGCGCCTGGCCGCGCCTGCGTTGCCTCGCCACGCCGGATCGTTCCAAGCCGTGCCATGCCGTGCCATGCCTGCGTTGCCAATACGCGCCTGGCCGCGCGCTATCGCGCTGTGCCCAGCCTAGCCTGCGTTGCTTCGCCTGACCCTGCCTAGCCCGGCCTACCAAGCCTGCGTTGCCGCGAATTGCCGCGACTCGTCTTGCTATACCTTGCCAGCGTTGCTTCGCCTGGCCCAGGCGCGCCGGGCCTATCTGCGCCTGCGAAGCCTTAGCTCGCCCAGCAGTGCAGCGCCTAGCCCAGCCAGCGTTGCGCTGACGTGACGGGCCAAGTCTAGGCGTGCCTAGCTCCACGCGCCCCACGGAGCGCGCAGCAGTTTGATTGTTCGCCGTGGCGAAATTGTTCATGACAAGTCTTGGCTATTCCGTTGCCAGCGTGAAATTGCCCCAGCCCATGCCCGCCGACATTTTGCTGTCGTTGCGCCCCTCGCCAATGCCGACCTGTTGGCCGACACGTTGCAGCAGGTTAGCGACATCGGTTGCGCTGAACTGATCGGTGTCGTAGCTCACGCGCACGTTAGCCGACCACGGCCAGAACTTTGCCCGCACACGCAGGTCGCAGACGCCCGTGGCGTTGCGAGCGTGCATAATGTGCTTTTCGGCCTCGCCATCGATCTTGATAAGCGGCACCGCGTCCACGATGTCGAAGCCATCGGCCTCCGTGAACAGCGACAGCTTGGCGAGCGTCATCTTGAAGCCGACCAGCCGACAGGCCGAGATAAGCGCGTTGCGGAAGGCGGATGCCGGGATGCCGCACCATCCTTCCGTGCTGATGTGTTTTGCCGCCTCAAAGTCGGCGTCGAAATCGCGGGCCTCGCGGGCCTTCTTTTTGTTTGCCTGCGATCCAGCCGCCATTTTCGCCATCATCGTCTCGATGGCTTTCTGCGAAAATCGCAGTTGGATGTAGGGTGATGTGCCGACGATCTTAAAAGCCGCTGTCGAGATGGACGGCGCTTTTATCGTCACGTTTTCTTCTTTAGTGTTCTTGCTCATGTGTGTGTTCTCTTTGTGTGTTTCTTGGTTTCGCCCGTAGGCAAATTCATGTGATCTTCCAAACAATGGCCCTGCTTCCGCTTGGGCTTGGGCGGCGAAGCCCCGAATCCTCGACCAGCCCAAGGTCGCGCAATTCGCCACGGCGCTTGCCAATGCTGGTCTGCTGCCATCCCGAAAGCTCGGCCAACTCAAAGTCGGTCAGGCCATCCGAGTGGGCGAAAAGCAAATCCAACGCGATCTTGCGACCTCTTGCCGCGTTCAATAGCGCGTCCTTTCGCGCCTCGTTGCACGTTTCGGGGTCGCTGTAGCGGACTGGCGCAACGTCGATGACCGCCGCGCCTGCGTCGAACAAGTCAGGTTGCCAGGTCATCGGGACAACCTCCATCCGTTGCTTGCAATGGCCTCATCGCGCTTTCTCCGAGCTTCCTCGATGTCGCGGGTCTTGAGGTTCAGCGCCACGCGCTCGGTCTTGGCCGGATCGTAAGGCTGAACCCGCATCCACCATGTGCCGTGGTTGCTCCACAAATAGCGGTTGGGATTGAAGGTCCAGCGGTTCATGCCGCCCCCTTCCCATAAACCCAACTCGGCAAGTTGAGGCACTGCACCTCTGCCGTGTAGCCCGGCCACACGCCCGCGTCCTCGCATTGCGCGATCAGTTCCAGCGCGTCATTCATCATGCCCACGCCCAGATCGAGCGCGTCAGGATGAATCTCGTAGACGGCCACCGCATAAGGCGGGGCCACTTCCACCGCGATCCAGTAGAACCGCGCAGGCGGCAGGCCGTTCAGCCCCGCCAAGTGGCAATACCATGCCGCCGAAACGTGGTAGTTGAGCGATGCCGCTTGCCGCGAGAAGGTGTTATAGTCCGCGCCCGCGCTCGTGGTTTTCACGTCCACGATGACGGACTCCATATCGTCCACCACTTTGAGCGCATCGACGCGGCCTTTAATCCACAAGCCCGTCCTGTGCTCGGCAAACATCGCCACCTCGCTGTCGCAGCCAAACAGCAACGCCTTCGCCGCATCGTGCGCGGCGATTGAGTCGCGGATTCCCCGCACGGCCCGCGCCTCGTCGGCGTCGAGGATCGGCGTGGTGCCGATGCTTTCGCGCCATTCCTTGCCTGCCTTGGTGCGGAAGTCGATGTCGCTCGGCTTTTCTACAAAAGCCGTGTCGAGCTTGTTGGGCTCAAGCACGGCGAGGTGCGACATCGTTCCTAGAAGCATCGCCTTGGTCTGCTCGCGCTTCGTCTCGCCAGCCATGTGGGCCGCGTAGTGCGCGGGCGATTTAGGCGGCAGGATGTGCTTGGCGTCACTGCCCGCGATGGCCGGGGCCATGCGGTATTCTTTCTCGTCCATTTGGTAATGGATGCCTGTGAGGTTTTGGGCGCTCATGGTCAGAACGGGATATCGTCATCCGCGAGTTCAGTGGCCTTGTCCTCGGCCTTGGCCGGAACGTCCTGCCGCGACACTGCCTTGAGGTCGTAGCCCTTCTTAATCTCGCCCGTCTTCTTGTCCTCGTATTCACGCGAGGCGATTTGAACCAAGATGCTTTCGCCCTCCTGGCACTCTTCCAGCACCGCGCCAAGTTCCGCGTCGAACGTGGACGGATACAGCTTCTTGCCGTTGTCCATTTCAAGCGTGGCCTTCCACACCGTCCACGGCCCCTTCGCGCCTTGACCGCTCTTGGTGGTCTTCTCGCAGAGCGTGGCGGTTTCCCAATCCGCGCCTTCGTCCATTGCGGCCACGGGTTGCCGCTTCCGCAGCTTGGCGTCAGGTGTGTTGAGCTTCACCACATCCTCGGCAATGTTGCGGATGCGTTCGGGCACCACGTCGATGATATCGGCCTCATCGGTCAGCACCGGGGTCTGCGGTTCGGGCCGCGTGTAAGTCACAGGCGCTGACGCCAAAGGCTCAAACTGCCCGACCTCTTCGGGCGTGTAGAAGCCCCCGAGCACGCCGGGGAACACGGCGCGAACGCCTTCGCTCACCACGCGGGCCGAAAGCATCTGGCGCGGGTATTGGTTCCAGTTGCTCTTGCCGCTCAACAACCCTGCGCGCTTGGCATCATCCAGCGTCCAGCGGATATCGCACTTGCCGCCCTGCGGGTGCGCGAAGGTTGCCGCGCACGCCTTGTCGGTGCGCTCCGTCCACTGCACAGAGCCGCCTGCCTGTTGAAAGCGAGCCAGCATGGCATCGGCCTTCAAAGCCGGGCGTCCTTGGATAACGTGGTATTGCGAGAAGACCGTGGCAGGGTGTTTGCCTTCGGCCTGCGCGATGAGCATGAGCGCCATCGCCTCGGTGGGCTTTTTGATGCCGAAGAAATTCGACTCAACGCCGATCTTCGCCATCTGCTGCATATCCGACAGCGGCACAAGCGCGAGGCTTGCGTGGCCGTTGCCGTTGGTGTTGCGTGTATTTGACACGCTATGTGGGTTCTGTTCCATTGGTGTGTTCAATTGCGGGTCGAGCGTTAGCGCGCTCGGCCCGTCTTGGTTTTGGTCATGCGGGCGGCACTGCGTTGTTGCTTTGCCGTCCGAAAATGGTGTCCCACCCGTAGACCGCCACCGCGAGCGCGGCCCACTCGTGCGACTTGATGCCGTAAGTCGGCCCTTGGTTTTTCTTGCTGCCCTGCGGCCCGATGCGGTCAATCAATGCCTGCCGCACGTTCGCATCCTTGGCGCGTGGGGAGTTGCATAGGTGCAGCTTTATGTCGCGGCGGAACACGCGAGAGAGTTTGCCGCCAGCGAGGCGAGAAAGTTCCGTGAAGCGCCCGATCCAAACGCACGTCTCAAACACACTCGCGCCAACGGCCATTCCGTAACACGCGATCATCTCGATAAACACTTGGCGGCTGCTCCAGTAGCCATCGCACTTTGCCAACTCTTCGTTGGTGACGATGCCGCGATCGAAGACCCGCCCGTCGCTGAGACAAACGAAAGCCGACTGCTCTGGGCCGGGATCAATGCCGATCACCATGCCCGCGCTCTGCTCGCAGTCGCCGCAGTCGGTCATGTCGCCAAAGATCGACTGGCCGCAGCGGCAATAGTGGATCTCGCGGCTCATATGTTGGCCCACCCTCCATCTGCCGCTGCCTTGTCCCGGCACGACTCGCGGCAGGCGTCATCTCGCAGGCAATCAATCTTGTTTTTCAAGATGGCTTGCTCGGCTTCCAACACGGCGATGCGAGCATTGGCCTCGGAAAGCTCGCAGTCCTGCCGCACAATCGTCTGGCAAGCGATTTCGTAAAGCTCCCGCAGGCTCGGCTCGTCGCTCCACGTTGGGCCAAAGCCAACGGCACCGACTTCAAAGTTAACCGGGGCGGCTTTAGCGGAGCCCCCAAGCTCCACCGCCCCGGCATTGCCGCCGCTCCCTTGATTCAGCGACAAATTCATAGATCCAAAGCCTCCGCTTCGGCCCGCCGCAGCGCGGCAAGTTGGATCTCCGCGTCGGCCTCGTCGGCCCACGATTGCAACTGCTTGCGAAGCTCAAGGTTTTCCTTGGTTGCTCGTTTCGCCGCCGTGTAAAGATCGGCGATCTCGTTCTCCAATCGCTCGATAATGAGGCGGCAGCGTTGCAACTCCTCGCGCAGCGCGCCGAGTTCGGCATCCTTTACGCGAAGGAAATCCTCCATTTCCATTTCATGCAACATGGTTGAGCCCTCCGTGTGTCTTAAGTGTGTTGTGGAAAATCTCTTTGGCTGGCAGTCGGCACCCAATGAGGTCGCAAAAGCTCTGCGCGTGGTCTGATAGGAACCAGGCTTTGAGTTCCCTGTGCTCGTTCGGCCCTTTGGCCGTTGCCAAATTGCGCGGGACACGGTGCCAGTAGGTGCCGAGCTTCCCGCTGGGGCCGTATTTGGTGATGCGCTTCATCGTGGTCGGCCACGGAAGGCACTTGCCCGAAGTGGTGATGATGCCGAACCGGGCGAACAGCACGAGGTCGGCCACGGCCTGCTCCAAGATGGCCCACGCCAGAAGCTCCCAGCCGCTACGATCCAGCGACGGGTTGCCGCCCACAGAGCGGGAAGGTTTGCCGTTGTGCGAGGCCACGCAAATGTCGGAGATGTCGGAGATCATCGCATCCAATTCGCAACGGTTTCGCAAAGCACCACGAGCAACACGGCCAGCGCCGTCAGCACCAGCATTGCTCCGATTGCCTGATCCGGGGGTTCGGGATTCATCGGGCGAGCTTTTTGCGGAGTTGAGCCAGGGCGCGCTTCACGCGGTCGGCGAGTGTTGGCGCGTGGCCGTTGCAGATGGCATCCATGACGCGGCCCAAGATCATCGGGTCGTTGCATGGCCGTTGCCCGTGGTAGTCCACGATGACGCCGAGGCGGGTGTCGTTGCTCACGCCCGCACCGCCTTTCTCGCTGCCTTGCGGCGGTTGCGCGCGGCCTTGGAGGGGCGGTTGTTGAGCGAATCCAACACGCCGTTAATGCGACGGTTTGCCGATTCGCGCTCGCGGTCAATGCCGCTTGCGCTGCCGAGTTCCCATCCGCTCATAAACGCGAGGCCCACGAGGGCGGCGATGGCGGCGGTTCCGAGGATTAGGGTTGTGTAGTCCATTGTGTGTTCTCCTTTTTGTTTTCAATGAGCGCCCGGATGTCCGCTATGTCATAGCGGGTTCCATGCGCCGAAAGTTTCACGGCGGGAAGATGCAGCTTCACCTTGTTGCGCGAGATACGGAGCATCTCGGCGGCTTCCTTCGTGGTGACAAGTTGCGGGATCATTGTGCCGCTTCTTGCACGCGCTCCATGAGGAGCAGACGAACAAACATCGAAAGGCTCATGCCTTTTTGAAACGCCGCCTTGCGCGCTTCGCGGATCAAGTCAGGCGGAAGCGAAATGCCTGCGGGGCGGGAATGTTTGTGGGTTGGGATTTTGCGCCGTGCCATAGGTAATATGGCGGCATCTTCTAAAGTTTGTTAAACTTTGTAAAGGTTTAAAATGGGGTATTCCCCCCATTAAATAAAATTGTTAAGGATTGCCAAAGTGTGCCATTTTGTGGGGGTAGCTCACTACGCACATGAACACACGAAAGACGGACGGGGAGAAGTCTCACCCCGCAGGCATTGCCCTACCTCGCGACTTAATCGAGGTCGGGCGGGAATACGCCAAGCGGCACGGGTATGGTGGCCTTAGTGGCCTTACGCGCCACTTGCTCACCACTTACTTGGCACAAGCGGCAGAGGCCGCGCAGGATGCCAGCCAATCGGCCAAGCACAAAGGCAAGAAGAAGGTAGCAAGCGCCACTCGCAAGCTCCGCCAGCGCCGAAAGAATGGGGAATGAGTTTTTCATGTCGGGGGGTATTGTTATGGGGGGCGTAGGACATCCGCAGTATTGCCC